TGACCTGCGTTCATGTTCACAAGGAGGCATTCGTAATGCCAGTGCTACTGTCTTTTATCCTATTTGGCATCATCAGTTTGATGATCTTATTGTGCTTAAAAATAATCAAGGTACTGAAGAAACACGAGTCCGCCACATGGACTACGGGGTTGTCTTATCCGCCTTCTTCTGGAGACGATTTCGAAACAAGGAAACTATAACGTTCTTTGATCCAAATGAAGTTCCAGATTTGTATGAAGCATTTTATCGTAACACAGAACTATTTGAACAGCTATATGTAAAATATGAAAAACGCAAAGACCTACGCAAAAAGGTCATGAGCGCAGAAGAAGTCTTTAAGGGTGGCATTCTTAAAGAACGTACAGATACAGGACGCATATATCTTGTGTTCATTGATAACGTTATGAACCAAGGACCTTTTGATCCTGACTATCATGCCATTTATCAAAGTAACTTGTGCTGTGAAATTCTATTACCTACAAAACCTTTTAAACGTCTCGATGACGCTGACGGTCGCATTGCTCTATGTACGCTGGGCAGTATCAACTGGGGAGCATTCCGTAATCCAGAAGACATGCGCCGTGCTTGCCGTATTCTACAGCGTAGTCTATGTAACATACTTGATTACCAAGACTTCTTAAGTGTACAGAGCAAACTCAGCAATGATGAGATCCAGCCACTGGGCATTGGTGTAACTAATCTTGCTTACTGGCATGCCAAGCGCAGTCTCAAGTATGGTGAGAAGGATGCGCTACAAGAAGTCAAGACATGGATGGAACATCAAGCGTTCTATCTAACAGAAGCCACAGTTGAACTAGCACGTGAGCGTGGTCCATGTTTAGACTCGGCTAAGACACGTTACGGTCAAGGTGAGTTTCCGTGGGAACGCAGAGCCAAAGGCTCCAACGAACTAGCAGACTTTAAACCAGAACTAGATTGGGAACCACTAAGAGAGGAAATGAAGATACATGGTGTTAGGAACGCGACTCTTATGGCTATTGCTCCTGTGGAAAGCAGTAGCGTGGTTATTAATTCTACCAATGGTATTGAGCTTCCGATGAGCCTTATCTCTGTTAAAGAATCCAAAGCAGGTTCTTTCACACAGGTAGTTCCAGAATATCACAGACTAAAGAACAAGTATCAATTGATGTGGGATCAAACAGACTGCTCGGGCTATCTAAAGACAGCAGCAGTGTTAGCAGCTTATGTTGACCAGTCAATTAGCACAAACACATTTTACAATCCAGCACACTTCGCAGATCGTAAAGTACCAACTACATTGATCGCTAAGAATTTGATGCAGGCTCAACTATGGGGCTTGAAGACATTCTATTACAGTTTGATCAATAAGGCAGGCAGTAAAGCCACTGCTGAAGAAACACCAACCATCCAATATACGAATGGTTACCAAGAAGCAGAGTTAGAAGATGATTGCGAGGCATGTAAGCTATAATGAGTAAAGAACAATACAACCTAAGTTCAAAGACAGACTATCTAAGCCGTAAGATGTTCCTGGATCCAGAAGGTCCAGTTACTATCCAACGATTTGAAGAAGTCAAATACAAGAAGATTGCGGACTTCGAAACTACCGCACGTGGATTCTTTTGGGTACCTGAAGAAATTTCATTAACTAAAGATGCCAACGATTTCAAAGAAGCCAGCGATGCTGTTAAACATATCTTTACCAGCAATCTGCTACGCCAGACAGCACTAGACAGCATCCAAGGTCGTGGTCCTACACAGGTGTTTACTCCTGTGGTATCATTACCAGAAGTAGAAGCACTGTGCTACAACTGGGGATTCTTTGAAACCAACATTCACTCAAAGAGCTACAGCCATATCATTCGCAATATCTACAACGTGCCTAAGGATGTGTTCAACACTATCCATGACACTAGTGAAATCGTTGGCATGGCAGCTAGCATCGGTGAGTATTATGACAAGCTTCATGTCATGAACTGCCGCAAAGAAATGGGCGAGCCAATCGAAGAGCGTGAATACATCAAGGCTATTTGGCTAGCACTACATGCCAGCTATGCTCTAGAAGCCTTCCGTTTTATGGTTTCATTTGCCACCAGCCTAGCAATGGTCGAGAATAAAATCTTTATCGGCAATGGTAACATTATCAGTTTGATCCTACAAGACGAACTGCTACATAAGGCGTGGACTGCCTACATCATCAATCAAGTGATCAAAGAAGATCCACGCTTCGCTGATATCAAAGCAGAGTGTGAACAAGAAGTCTATCAGCTGTACATGGATGTGATCCGTGAAGAAAAAGATTGGGCAGACTATCTGTTCAAGAAAGGTCCTGTGATTGGATTGAACGCTGCTATCTTGAAAGACTTTGTTGATTATACATCAGCATCAGCATTGAAAGATATTGGTATCAAGTATAACAGCCCATCACCAAAGAACTCACCTATTCCGTGGTTCAACAAACACAGCGATACCAGCAAGAAACAAACAGCTCTCCAAGAGAATGAGTCGACCAACTACGTGATCGGAGTCATGGGCGACACAGTCAATTATGACGAGCTACCCGCGATTTAAAGGATATATAGAGAATGAAAGCAATAGTATGGAGTAAGGATCAGTGTCCATTCTGCGTACAGGCCAAAAACCTGTTGGAAATGAAGGGCATTGAATACGAAGAAAGAAACGTAAGCAAGGACTGGACCAAGGAACAGCTATTAGAAGCAGTACCTGGAGCCAGAACAGTACCGCAGATTTTCCTAGATGGAGAATTAGTCGGCGGATTTGACAAACTAAAACAAAGGTTAACAGATGCTAATTGATAAAGGCGTAAGCGCAGGTGAAGTGATCACATTAAAACTCACAAGCGGAGAAGAATTGGTCGCTAGACTAGAAGCCGAAACTGACACACACTACAAGTTGGTAAAGCCAATGGTGATCGGTATGGGTGAACGTGGTCCCGGTTTGATGCCTTATCTGTTTACTGTCGCACCAGACAAGACTATTCCTTTGTTGAAGTCAACTGTAACTGTGGTTGTTTCTTCTGATAAAGTATTTGCTGATCAGTACATCCAAAACACTACGAATATCAAATTAGTATAAGGAGATAAAATATGGTCGCATTCGTAACACCAGCACCGGCAGTAGTCACAGGCACGCCAGGAGTTTCCTTTGTAGGACAAACAAATGGCACTGTTCCTGACTATGGTCCTGTATTAGGAAGTATAGCTACACAACTTTATGTATTAAATCAAAATGTGTACAACTATCTTCAATTTGAAGCCACATCATTGGCTAAAGACCTACCGAGTACTCCAATCGCAATCCAGGCCGCTCAACACGCGGCTCTAAAACAGATGATGCTTGATCTGAACGTGCTTTCTGGCACAACCGGTGATGGAGTTTCAGCAACTTCAAGCCTAAATACACCTATGGCTGGAATTACTGTAGCTCTACAACAGTTAGTAGCTAATATACAATTGGCAGCAGCTAATCAAATTGATAAAGCAGAATTTGATAAAGCGGCTACTAATGCGGCCCTTAAAAGAAACAATCTACCAGAAGTTACAGTCCCACAGGCAACTGTGGAGACCAGTATCAAGACGTCAGCTCAGAGAGCAGTTACTATGGCTTCTGCGGTAGAGACTACTGGGGCAGTAAACGCAGCTATCGGTAAAGCTACGGCATTTGTATCAACACAACTTGACAATTATGTTTTAAATCCTATCACGGGAACCTTAGACAAACTATGGAAAGACAGTGCTATCTATAGAGCATTTAATCCTAAGAAGACAGCAGCAGATACTAAGGTAGTTACTTCTGAAGCTTCACAGGTAGCTAAGGACCCAACAGCATAATGGCACAGGGTATTGCTAGAGTCGCAACTGACATCGCTGATAACAGCACCATACAATCTGGTGCTACTTCAGTGATATCCAACGGCTTTGTAACAGCACACGAAGGATCGATCACATCAAGTGGTGATTCTATCGTAGCTGCTTCAACGACAGTGTTCATAGAAGGCAAGCCAGTGGCTAGAGACGGTGACCAAACCAACGGTGGCAATGCCGTTGGTTCTGGCAGCGACAACATTATCATAGGCAGCTGATGCGTAAGTTGTTTTGGAACGGATTAGGATTTGCTAGCCTAGGTATGGCCTACATCGGTGTTATCACTCCTGGCATACCTTTTTCAATCTTCTTGGTATTCTCCGCATACTGTTTCGCCAAAGTCAATCCCAAGATGCATGCCTGGTTATACAATCACAAGTACTTTGGACCTTTCTTGACTAACTGGACTGAGAAAAATGTCTTTCCATTCAACGGCAAGATCTTCATGGTCGTAGTCATGGAAAGCAGTTTGATCATCATGTGGTTCACTACAGGTAATCTCAAAGCAGTTATCTGGACAGCTATCACTATGCTGTTGGTAGCTATATGGGCATGGCGTTTTCCTAGCACCAAAGAAGAATGGCAACGTCGCAAAGACGCAGGTGAAAAGATCGGCTGGTTCAAATGACAGTGATCGGTCTATTCGCAGTGCCCTTGTATAGATCTAACATACAGCCCTTAGATCCTATCACAGTAAACAAGCTAATGAACTTCGAATACGAAAAGAGTTCGTATGATGCTGACATGACCACACATCAAGAAACCAAAGAACGTTTCTTGCTACATCGTCCAGAGTTCGCTGGCTTAAAACAATCCATACAGAAACTGATAGATGACTATGCGTACAACACGCTAGGCACAGATAGTACACTCAGTTGGGAAATCACTACCAGTTGGGTTAACAAATCCGAACCAGGCGGGCATCACAGTCCACATGTACACTCTAACAGTCTTATCAGCGGAGTGTTGTATATCAGGACTACACCTAAGAGCGGTGCTATCTGCTTTTACAAAGACAGCTCACATAAGAATATTTTCACAAACACTATCAATGTGGATTTTGAAAAGACTACAGATTGGAACACAGAAGCTATTGCTATACTGCCCGCAGATTGGGAAGTCTTGATATTCCCATCTACACTGAGTCATTCTGTGATGAAAAACGATTCAGACACAGATCGTTACAGTCTGGCATTCAATGTATTTCCTAGAGGAAAGATCGCAAAAGGCAGCAATAGCGAGCTAACAGTATAAATATTTCATAGGAGGACACAACCATGAAACAGAAAAAGCTACTAGCTAAACTGTACAGGGCTTGCGTCGACCATGATACGGAAACCATTGCTGAACTCAAGAAGAAAGAGTTTGCGAAGATACTGAAACACAAGGCCGAAGGTAAACCATTTACAGCCAAGTGGACATTGGTAAGGATTTAATCTTACTGTAACATAAACGTGAGGATAGGGCGATAAATATGGCTATGCCGCAAAAAACTTATCGCTCTATCTTTATATCAGACGTACACTTGGGTACCCGCGATTGTAAAGCGGAGCAGCTCAACAATTTTCTCAAACATAACACCTGCGAAACCCTATACCTAGTAGGGGATATCATTGATGCTTGGCGCATACAGCAGAATAGATGGCGTTGGAAACAGAGCCATACTAATGTAGTGCGCAGGATTATGGGCCATGCCAAACGTGGAACCAAAGTTATCTACATAGCAGGCAATCACGACGAATTCCTAAGACCTTTGATGCCCTATGGCATAGGCTTCGGCATGATAGAAGTCTGTAATCAGTGCGAGCATATAGGAGTAGATGGAAAACATTATTTGGTTACACACGGTGACCTATTTGATGGTATTACTAGACTAGCACCGTGGATATCATTTTTAGGAGACAAGGCATATGACTTCGTTCTCGCTGTTAATAGTAAGTTCAATTGGCTTCGTCATCGTATGGGCTTTGGCTATTGGTCTCTTAGCAAATACCTTAAGCAACGAGTCAAGAAGGCAGTGGACTTTATGTTCCAGTTCGAAAAGAACCTTGCCGGATACTGTAAGAAGCGAGGATTCGATGGAGTTATCTGCGGACACATACACCACGCAGAAATCAAAGACATAGACGGCGTCGTTTATATGAATGACGGAGACTGGGTAGAATCCATGACTGCTCTAGTAGAACATCATGACGGTCAATGGGAAATAGTTACATGGACACAGGATCATGACTAAACAGGTATGGATACTACATCACGCTACTGAAATTAACGGTTACGAAAACACGCAATTACTGGCCTGTTTGGAACGTAACAGAATCGAAGGTCGAGTTCTCGAACCTAAATATTTTGACATAATAGTCAGCCGTAGTTCTAGCAAAAGCATCAGATACAAAGGCGAAAAGATCGACATACCCAATCTAGTATTGAGTAGAACAGGATCGGGAACTAACTATTTCACTTTAGCTCTAATGCGACAGATCGAAAAGTTTGGCATACCTGTTATCAATGATTCCGAAAGCATCAGCAGAGTGTCTGATAAACTGTTTACTAGCCAACTGTTGATCAAAGAAAATCTTCCTATACCAAAAACAATCTTAGTCAACGGAGATGTTGATGTTGAGCTCGTTGAAAAAGAAATAGGATTCCCTTGCGTAGTGAAAGCCACTACGGGCAGCAAAGGCAAGACAGTACATCTATGTGAAACCAAGAAAGACTTTACAGGTCTAATGGCACTGTTAAGTAGTATTGCTCTAAAGAAAGTCTTAATCATACAAGAGTTTGTTGACACAGCAGTTGGCACAGACCTACGTGTATGGGTTATCGGTGGCAAGACTGTGGTCGCTATGAAACGAACAGCAGGCAATGGAGACTTCCGTGCCAACATTAGCCAAGGTGGAACAGCAGAGCCGTTTGAAATTACAGAAGAAATAGATTATCTAGCTCGTGAAACAGCTAGAGTGTTAGGTCTACAGATCGCAGGTGTAGACTTATTATTTGATAAGGAAGGATATAAAATCTGCGAAGCAAATTCAAGTCCTGGATTCAAAGGGATAGATACTTACTGCGATCAGGACATGGCGCAACGCATTGTAGATTTTATCAAATTAAAAATACAATGACAAAAAAAATTCTAATCATCACAGACAATTTACCGGATCAAATCAATGGCGTGGTTACAACATACAAGAATATTGAAGCTTGTGCGCTATTGGATGGTTATACTATTGATTATATTCACCCCGGGCGGTTCCGCTATTTTGATTGCCCTAAGTATAACGAAGTCAAGATTAGCTTTCCCTTCAAGATGGGGGAGAAGATCGAGGAGATTGATCCGGATCATATCCATGTCGCCACAGAAGGTCCTTTGGGTCTGTATGCTGGAGTTTATCTTACAAAACGTGGGTATCGCTACAATACTGCTTACCATACTAAATTTCCTGAAGGGCTGAAAAAGCTATTTGGCATTCCAGAGTCGATGACTTGGAACTATGTGCGTTGGTATCACAAACACAGTGGCAAAGTCTTAACAACTACAGACAGCATGGTCAAAGAGCTACAGGCACACGGTTTCGGTGGCGAAGTTATTTCTTGGACACGTGGGGTTGATCGTGAGATTTTCAACGACAGCTATAGAGAAGAAATTCCTGCCAAATATCTATTATGTGTCAGCCGTGTTAGCAAAGAAAAGTCATTGGAAGATTTCTTTGAGCTAGACTATCCTGGCTATCAAAAGATCATGGTAGGCGACGGTCCTATGCTAGAGACTTACAAGAAACAGTATCCCGACGTACACTTCACAGGATTTAAAACAGGCAAGGACCTAGCCCGTTACTATGCTAACGCAGAAGTCTTTGTATTCCCTAGCCAGTGGGAAACATTTGGCATTGTTATGATAGAAGCCATGGCCTGCGGCACGCCTGTAGCTGCCTATCCTTGTCAAGGCCCAGAGGATGTTATCGAGCAGGGCGTGACTGGCTTCATGAACGAAGATTTGAAATCGGCTGTAGATGGCTGTTTACAATTGAACAGAGATCGAGTGCTTTTGGGCAGCAATCGCTGGAGTTGGCAACGTGCTTGGGAAATATTCCGAGATAATCTGGTTGACAAGATATAAATATTCTGCTATATTTTAGCTTATTGTTGTACGAAGCAAGGAGAAAGAAGTTCAAGACGCCGGGGCAGTACCGGCCAGCTCCACCATAAGAAAATTTGACAGGTCCGCGGCCTGAGCTTGCTAGAAATAGCATCTACTGTGAAAGGTTTCAAGTTTTCTTTTGATGGGGCTGAACTAGGATCGATTGGGCGGCAAGTAACTGAGTGGACAACAGGGTAGGCGATGACCCTAAATCAAGCAAACAAACTAAACGCAAACGACAACGTTTACGCATTGGCAGCTTAAACCCTGCCTGGGGTAGGTACTACCTAGCAACAGAAATGTCCAAGGCAGGCTACTTCGGTAGCCTGTCTCTTTTATGACAAGAGGAGAAAAGTATGTCATATTGGGGATATCATTTGATGCTCGATTGTGCTGGGGCTGACCATGCCGCTATCACAAACGGGGAACACATCGCTGCCTTCGCAAAGGAACTGGTTAAGAGAATTGACATGGTTGCCTATGGTGAGCCACAGGTAGTGAATTTTGGTTCGGGTAACAAAGCAGGGTACACGCTAGTTCAGCTGATCGAAACCAGCAATATCTGCGCACATTTCTGTAACGACACTAACACGTTCTATTTGGACGTATTCAGCTGTAAAACTTTTGAAAATGATGTTGTAATTAACTGTGTCAAAGAGTTTTTTAAGACATCGTCTGAAAGAGTCATGTATGTGACTAGACAGGCCTAAAACGGTCTGTAAGAGCCACATTTACAGCACATTATATCCATGGGGGATATATAAATCAGCTGCGGGAAACCGTAGTACACACTATAAGGAAATAACACACATGAAGAAGTTCGCATTAGCACTTTTGTTCGCCAGCATCGCTGGTTCAGCTATGGCAGGTGACAATTGGGTCAGCTTGGGTTACAAGTTTGAAGAC